ACCTCCCGAAGAACTCCTAACGTAAACATCTCTGAGGAACTATGCCCATTCTCGACCCGCCAGAAGTCAATCCGTATCAGGAAATAACGCCCGAAGAGGCGAAGGGATTCCTGTCTAACGAAGTATGGGGAGAAGACCCAGCCCTGAAATTGTGCTTACAAGATTGTCAAAAAGCGGAGGACGGGGAACTCAGACGACAGTTTTTGATGGGTTGGAATTCCGCGCGAGACCTCTATAACAGTACCTTTGTCGCAAATTTCTGGCCCGGAACCCAAATGGAATCTGCTTCCGTGAATTTTTTCACGGTGGCAACAGCAGTCAACGGCATCAATCCCCAGATTCTTGCTGGGCTCTTCTACGAGAACCCTCCCTTTATGACGCAGGAAAGGTCCGGAACGTCGGCTCAGGCATCTCGGGCCGTCTCTGCTCTTCTCGGATATCAGTTGGAGGATATCAACTTCCGAGAAGAACTGAGACTCGGGTGTATGAACTTCCTGTTGTTCGGGACCGCGATGTTTCAGGAAGGCTGGGAAAAATACACCAAGCAGCGCAAGATCGTCAAGCGTAAAAATCCTGTTACCACGATCAAAAGCAAAATCCCCGGAGCCCCGCCGACCACTATCGCGGATGATGAACTCGAAGTAGAAATCATAGAAGAGGTCATAGACCGGCCCACCTTCGAGCACATCGTAAATCTGCGTGAAATTTTGGTGGACCCGGGACTGGACGTGCCGGATATTCGGAAGGCGAAGTACGTCATTCGCCGCCGGTACATGACATGGGAAGACCTCGATAGACTCCGTGACCGCGAGGGCTACGACATCCCGTCGCGCGAGAAACTGCTTGAACTCTTCCTGCCCCCAGTAGAACCTGTCGAATCCAACCCTCAGCAAGAGGGCGGACGCAACCCGCTTTATGATGGGCGCGCGGACTCCCCGTGGGAAAAAACCACCATCGACCCCTTCCAGCAACCCTTGGAAGTTTTAGAGCGGTGGGACAACAACACCTACATCGTCGTGTTGCAGAAGAAGCTGGTCATCTACAACGACAAGAACATCTACGGTAAAATCCCCTTCCTGAGCATCGGCTGGTGGGATAGCCCCGGGCAGTTCTGGTCGATGGGCCTGGGCCGCACGATTGGAACTGAGCAGCGTATTCAAACGGGGATTACGAACCTCGTTATGAACATCGCCAACCTCAAGTTGAATGCTCCGATGGTCCGCGTCAAAGGCAAGTCGGTGCCCACGCAGAGTATCCGCATCGGCCCCAGCCGGATGATAGAAGTGGACAAACAGGGCGACCTCGAACCCCTGAAGTTCGGCGAGCCCGTGGCAGAGGCCACGCAGCTATTCATGGCTTCGCAGCAAAGAGTGGGCGAGGTCTCGGGAAACAACCCAGTCGCTTCCTCGCCCGCCGGACATTCGAATCTGGCAAGAAGCTCCGCAGGCGCGCAAGGGGTAATGCAGAGCGCATCGAACGTTGTGTCTGAAGCCGTGGACAAGTTGGCCAATCAGGTTCTTGTCCCGTTCTTGTACGATATGCAGGAATGCAACCAGATGTTTTTGGCCCCGAGCCAGCTAAATTACATTCTCTCCGAGGAGTTGAAGCACGAGTATGTAGAGAATGGCGGGGACGTTCTGGATATCCTGAACGCTCGCGTCATGTTCTCGGTTCTTGCTGGATCAAAAATGCAGTCGCGCCGTCAGATGGTTCAATCGCTTCCGATGCTTAGCCAATTCCTGTCAAACGGAGAAATTATAGGGGCGTTGGCGATTGAGCATAAGAAGGTGGACGTAACAGAACTCCTTCGGATGTGGATGGAAGCTAGTGAATTCAAGAACATGAACGACTTGATTGTCCCGATGACCGCAGAAGACCAACAGCGTCTACAGCAAAGTCAGGGCGGAATGTTGCAGCAGAAAGCACAGATCGACCAGCAGAAGCAGCAACAACAATTCAGAATGAAACAACAACTTTTGGATCAGGAAAATATGGCCCGAAGTGCGAGAGATATTTTGCGGGAAGGTTTCAAAAAATCAGTTGGGCCAGACGAGTTAACAGGACTCCCTTCGGCTACCTCCGGGATGGGTAGCTTGTCATAAAATAGTTCTTGACAAACTCGGATTGTCGTGGTAGGATGTTTTTAAGCGCGATTAGGGTTCTTGGGGGCCTTGGAAACGAGACCACCACCCTTCTCGGCTTCCCTCCTACTTTCCTCAATCCATTTAATGGACTTCGTCGGCGTGGATTACGCCAGAAAGGCCCGAATGAACACAATCTTAGGAGTCCCGTTTTCCTACAACGAGGCCGCTCCCGAAGACGAGATACAACTCCATCCGAAGGTGCTCGTGAAACTCGTAGAGTTCGCCTGCGCAATTGGCCAGCCGGACATCTACAAGCACTATAACGGAACCATCTCGATAGGAGACGCCAGTGCCCGCACAGCCGAATAACTTCCATGTAGGAGACGCCGCCGCTCTCCCCGGGTCACAGTTTGACGACCTGCCCGAAGAAGAGCTGATTGCGGCCATCAGAGCCGCCCACAAGCTGAAGACGGGCCGAGCTGGGAATCTCCGCCAGACACCGCCTCCACCCCCAAAGCGAGTCGTGGACCTCTCCAGTATCCTCGGGGGGTTGTAATGGAAACCTACCAAGACGACATCGACCGGCAGCTCGACGTGTATGAGCGTGGCCGAATTCTGCGAACCGTCCCGACCGACGCTTGGCAGATTGTCAAAGACACGATTCACAGCTACGTCGAGGACTTGGACACGCAGGTGCGGAATATCGTGCCGGGCGACCCAAGTGTGATCGCAGCGCAAGCCGCACTTTACGCGATTTCTCAGTTTGAGAACTTCTTCCTGCAAGACACGGGAGCGGCAATGGAACTTGCAGTTCACCCGCCTCCCGAACTTAGCAGATACCTACTCAGCGCGCGCGAATCTCTGGACGTGCTGAAAGCACAAGGGGCCTGATATGGCAGAAGATTTTACGTCAGCAGTAGCCGTTGAAGCGGCATACGGATACTCCTACAACATTACCTGCAAATTAAGTTCTAAGCAAAGAGCAGAGTTTTGGGGTAAGTTGTTAAAGAGAGTCGAATTAGAATTCGATACCGTGCTGAAAGCGCAAGGAGCAGTATGAAGTGGTATGGCTGGCCGTGGTTCAAACAGCGATGTTCCTACCGACTGTGGAGCGTGTGGTGCGCGCTCACGAAGCACTTAGTAGTAGACGCTTCTAACGATGATTGGGTTTGTGTACGCTGCGGAAAGAGATTCAAAACTTTCGAACTCTGGGAGCGAAAATAAGATGCCCACAGGATATTATCCCTCGACAAATGGAGAAGGTTTCTACGCGGTTGATCCGCAGGGCGTAGCCACCTACCAAGGTGAACAGTCGGCCAACGGAGCGCAGATACAAAGCTTCTACGTGCGAGGCCCGCATCTCGGCGAGCAGTCAGCAGAACACGTCTGCCCAGCTTGTGGGTATTGTCCCTGCTGCGGGAGACGGAACCTGACAGTCGATCCATACGTTCCGTATTATCCGCCGTACACGCCCATTTGGATCGTACCGACGAACGTTCCCTTCTATTACCCACCCAACTAACGTCGGAGATATATTTCCGAATCTGAACACAGTTACCTGCAACGCAAACCTGTCCAGTTAATGGACAAAATCAACCCCCGTCGGCGAGGATTTCGCCTGAGAGGAAAGCATGGCAAAAACACAAGACCCTTGGTTGTTAAACCCTGATGGCTCACCTGACCCGTTTGCGGGCAACGTAGACTGGGGCGCGAATTACGCGGACCTGAAAGACCCCGATGTCGTGGAGCCTGATAATCAGGAACAGTTCATCGACCCCGCGCTCGACGCCCACGCGAATTTGAATCCCGAGATTGTCCGAACCCCGCCGGTGGTGGAACCCGTAGTAGACCCGCCGCCTCCGCCTGACCCCGACGAACCGGAAACGATGACGTTGGACGACGGTACTGAGCTGACCATCGAAAAGGAAAAGGGCCAGTGGAAGGGAACCGTGGCGAGCCCTACCGGCGGAAACCCACAGGTTTATTGGGGCAAAACCCTGAAGGAACTCATCTTCAACACGCTCAAGGCGCAGGCAAACGCGACCAAGAAAATCCGCGAACAAAACGCCAAGTTGAAGTTCAACCGAGAAGTACCAAAGCCCGTTGTTCCGGCGGCCCTGCCAGCAACCGGGCAGCAAGCGCGGAAACTCACAGCGGACGAAACCTTCGAGTACAAGACTCTGCTGGAGTCCGACCCCGAGGCCGCTCAAGACTTCTTGCTGCTGAAAACGCGCGGTGTGACGATGGACCAGCTTTTGACGCTGGCCCGGCAAGGAGCCTCAAAAGGAGAATACGCCAGCAACCAACTGACCGCAGAAACGGTGAACAACGCCTTCCTGCGAAACAACCCTGATTACTACCCAGACGAAAACTGGCACAATTACACGATGGTAATCAAGTGGTTGGCGAAATACAAACTCGGCCAAACCGTAGACAAAGTGGATGACGCAGTGCTTACCCGCCTGATCTCCGCCGGATTCTACACGGTCGAAAATCTTGAGGAAGCCTTCCGCGACCTGACTGACGATGAATTGTTGGTCAAGGCCCCGGTTAAGAAACTTCCCAAAACACCCCCGCAGGTAGAGGTTCCACCCGAACCGATACCACCTGCGCCGCGCCCCGATCCACGGATTGTGAGTCAGGTGACGCGCCCGAGGGCGAGCTTAGGAATCGGACGAAACGACATAACACCGGTCGCTTCTCCCGAAACTCCGAAAGCACCTTCAGTCGAGGACTTGGATGATTTGTCGGACAGCGAAATCAGCAACCTGCTGAAGGCCGTCCAAAGGCAGAGAAACCCGGGTCGGCGCTCAAACTAAACACAAAGGAGCAACTCTAAATGAGTTACTCTCCAGCCAGTATCATAACAACCGGGGCGCTTCCGAACTTAGTAGCAATTCACTACGAACGCGAAGCCGTTCCTAACCTGAAAGCTCAAACTCCCTAAGAGTTGGGGAGTATAATTTCGGCCATATCGGTGGAACCCTACTTGACATTGATTATCTGGTGTGGTAGTCTGTTATAGTCATTTAGGCAATACCGAGGAAAGACTGGAGTAATCCAGAATCCTTAACGACTTTACGCCGAATCACTTTTTGTGAATGATAAAGTCTGATCTCATGGGCGACCATGAGCTAACATAATGTCCTCTCCATGACCAAACAACGGCCTTTGCCGCTGCGTCAAGGAAATCAAATCCAGTTTTATACCTACGCGCTGCTTGCCGCGAACCTGAACCAAGCTGCCGAAGGTACTGTTGGATCACCGATTTCCGAG